ATAGATGGTGAGGCGTTCACAGATTTCAAGTTATCAATTAATGGCCTGTACATGTATACTGATACAAGTTGGCCCGCTACTGAATGTATGCTTGAATCTGTTGTAATTGATTTTACAGCCGGTTTCGATGTGCTACCAAGGAGTTTAAAGAGTGCCGCCCTACTTATCATGTCTCACCTGTATGAAAAGAGGGACGAGGCCGGTTATTATCCAAGAGCTGCAACAATATTAATGAACAAGTACAAGACAATAAACCTGTGAAGTTAGACAGAAGGATTGACATACAGACCAATACCCAATCAAACGAGGATGAATTCGGAGAATTTACCTCCTCATGGACTACTACCGCCTCATGTTGGGCAGATATGAAATCCTTAGAAGTTACCGAGACTTCGCAAGGAGTAGTTCAGCTTGATGAGGTAGATATAGTTTTAACTATCAGGTACAGGCCTAATCTAACTACAAGCAACAGGATAGTTTACAATAGCTTCATCTATGACATTAGGGGTATTGCTGAGATAGGGAGAAGAAAGTATTTAGAATTGAAACTAATTAACAGAGGAGAGTCACAGTAAATGGACATAATACTTAATAGGTTACCCAACCAAGGAACTGAAGGAACTAACGGAGTTCTAATCTACGATGATAGATATTGCTTCATTTTAGAGGATGGGTTTAAGGAAACCAAAGTAGCAGGCGAAACCCGTATTCCTGCAGGAACTTATGATGTCAAGTTTAGGAAGGTTGAATCTGGAATGACCATTAAGTACCGAAAGAAGTTTCCTTGGTTTACTTGGCATTTAGAATTGCAGGACGTTCCGGGTTTTAAGTATGTATATATCCACATCGGTAACCGTGTAAGCGATACTGAAGGATGCATCTTAGTTGGCTCCTCCATATTATATAAGTCAGGGAAGTTACTCGATAGTACCATAGCATATAAGAAGTTCTATGAGAAGATTTCTCAGGAGATAGAGTGCGGTGTGACTATTACCATTACTGACTGATGAAGGAGTTAGAACTTACAGGGGTAGCCGAACTTGCGAAGGCATTGGATTCATTAGGGGACAAGATGTCTGTTAAGGTTCTTGCTAGAGCTGCAAGGTTTTCGGCAACTCCCACTAAGAAACTCCTAAAGGATAAGGCTCATTTCTCTGATAGAGTTGCCGATTCAATAGGAGTTATTAACGCTAAGGACGATAAGGGCGCAATACTTGTCGGGCCAGTAAAACATAAGGGTGGTTATTTGGGGGCGTTCTTTGAGAAGGCCGGAAAGAAAAGATTCACTAAGGATGGGAAGTCAACAGGCGTAATGCCTAAGTACGTTTTTGCTGGACCGTCTATAGATCAAAAGATACCAGAAAATACTAAGCGGTTCAGTGGCAGGCTTGGTAAGATAATAGACAAGGAACTTAAGAAACTTAAAAAATGATACTAGATATAGTTAAAAGCCATCTTGCTCCATTGTCTGTCAAGGTGTATTGTGGTTATGTTCCTAAAGGAGCGCTTCCCCCATTTATTGTGCTGAATGAAAAAACCTTAGGAACTATAGATGTCCTTTCAGGCAATGTAGGTGATGAGGTTTCTTTAAGTGTCTGGTTCACATCTAAGTCGCTGAAAGAGATAGGGGCCGCTGCAAAGGACGCTAGAGCAATAATTACAGACAGAGGAGGTGTAGGCGCTGAGTTCAATACTAGTGTCCATCAATTCAACCAGGAAGCGAAGGTTCACGAATTAACACAATTTTATACATTAATCATTAACAATTAAAACAGAAAGTAATTATGGCAACTAGTACAATATTAGGAGGTGAAATGTCCGTGTCAGCCGCTGGCGCTATCGTAGCAGGATCTAAAGGGTTTTCGTTAGCAAGAACCGCTGAGCTTATAGATACTGCTGATTTATCCGATGGATTAGATTCGTCCAATAGACCGGGTAAGAAAACGTGGATCGTAAGTGTTGACGCATTATTGACTACTGATGCAGCTGGATACAAGGCTCTTTCAGACGCAATGGAGGCGGGAGTCAACGTAGCCCTTATCCTTACGAATGTAGGCGGTGAAGACTATGCAGGATCAGCGACCTTAACAAGTTTGGAAGTTAGCTCTAACTCAGGCGCAGAAGTAGGTACATACTCAGCGAGTTTTGAAGGAGCTTCTGGCCTAACCATCACGACTACAGCATAATCAAAGCAATTTAAATCCAGAACAATGACAGAGTGCATCAAAATAGGAGACAAGGTCTACCCCTACCGGGTTTCTTACAAAGCCATAAAGAATACCCAAAACTATACTGGTAAATCCTTTGATGAGTTCGGAAAACACATCTCCGACATTCTGGTATTGCTGTTTTATTCAATTAAGGTTGGATGTAGGGTTGAAAAGATTGAGTTTAAAATTACCTTAGATGAGTTAGAGAATGCAATGGAGGATGATAAGATTGACCTTTCCAAGTTTAAACCAAGTAAAAAAAAAGTGTAATTGAGTCTGGTAAGGATGGGGACACTCCTCCCCCACCGCTTGATATAGAGGAACTATCCTGTATAGCTGTTGCCAAACTTGGTATAACTATACAGGATTTTTACGATATGACCATTGATGAATTCTCAGGTAGCCTAATAGCTAAGGAGGAGTTGTTTAGGATGCCATATGAAGTAATGCGAATGCAGACCATGACATTAGTTAATATTCAGATTCCAAAATCTATTGACAAAATAAAAAAACCTTCTGATTTATATGCGTTTCCGTGGGATGAGAAGGTAAAATCCAATAACGGGGGTAACGATATTACCACCATTGAGCAAAAGAATGAGTTCTTCAAAAGGTTAAATAACAGGTAATATGGCTAGTATAATAAGGACGTTATCGCTGAAAATAACGGCTAATGCAGCGAAGTTTAAGAAAGAATTAGCAGATACAAAGGGGCCGCTTGGTAAGTTTAAATTCTTGGTGTCTAAATTGGGTCCGGTAATAACTGGCGCCTTGGCTATAGCCGCTGTAAAAGCCGTGGCTACATTCGCTCTAAGCATAGATAAGGCAACCAAAAAAGTTAAGCAACTCACAGGCGCCACAGGTATAGAGCTGCATAAAATGACAGGCGGTATACAGGCGTTGGCTAAGACTTATGATAAAGAGTTTGGCGATGTGCTTGTGTCTGTTAATTCATTTGCTAAGCAGATGGAAATATCAAATGGTGAAGCCATGGACCTTGTTATACAGGGGTTCGCTAATGGCGCGGATGCTTCGGGTGAGTTCCTGACAATGCTTAAGCAGTATCCGGTTTTCTTCAAAGAAGCTGGTCTGTCAGCGCAGGCAGCAATAAACGCAATGACTCATTCCGTCAAATCAGGGGTGTTCAGTGATAAAGGGCCAGACGCGATAAAGGAAGCTACTCTCTCTATACGGGAAATGGGGACGGCCACAAAGGATGCCCTAGCCAAGATAAACATAAATGGCGACGAACTTAAGAGAAAGATAGATTCAGGAGCCATTTCAATGGCCGATGCTATTAGGTTGATTTCTAGCGAAATGGGGAAACTTCCTAAAACCTCAGCAACAGTAGGCCAGTTATTAGCAGATGTATTTAAGGGAGCTGGTGAAGATGCTGGATACGGGTTTATAACTTCCCTCGCTGTTGGATTAACTGATGCTAAACCTGTATTAGATGCCGCTGCATTAGCGCAAAAGGGATTAATAGAATCTAGTACCAGGCTACAGACCGCATGGTCAGTCATGTTCTCAGGCACCGCAACAGCTTGGAATAAGTTTGTTACAGGCGCGCAGAATGCCTTATCTGTTACGCTTGAGTTTATGAAAGGCATAAGCAATAGTAGTGATTTTGAACTGTTTAAAGGCGCTGAAACATCATTACCTAAACAGATAGCAAGGCTTAAGTCTCTTGAGGAGCAAATAGGTAAATTAAAGAAAGGCACTGACGAGTATAACAAGGTTCTTAAGGAATTTCGCTCTATTGATTCAAGGACAATTAAGATTGAAGGAGGCAAACAAGTACTTAATACCGATGGCCTTAAGACTGTAAATAATGACCTTAATGCTGCGCTTGGGGGCTATGGTGCAGACGCGTTAAAAGAACAAACTAAAAACTATGATAATCTTATATTTAAGATAAAACAGGCTGAGGCAGCATTAAGCACCACTGATAAGGATGGCAATATTCAGGAGGTTAATTCTGTTACAAACAAATCTAAGGGGGACGCTTCCGGTGACTTTATAGAGAAGCAACTTAAACTTCTTGATGAGTATAATAGGCAGCTTGAAATAGTAAAAGAAAACATTGATTACATAAACGGGGTCGGTGTACCTAATAAAGAAGAGTCATCCACGGCAAAGTCTGTTGATCCTATAAAGTTTGAGGAGTTTAAGGCTGATGTTGATAATGATATTACCGCTGGATGGGCTGCAATAGATTTTGATGAAATAGCTGAGGAGGTAAATGTAGGCGGTGAAAAGATGGCTAAGGCCATAAAGGATGCCAGGGAAAAGACCGCTGAAGCTTTGGCGGGGTTTGCGAGTATTGATTTAGAATCCGCATTGTCAACGCTTACAGGTGTTGCTGATGAGATTAAAAGCTTAGAGGCTAACATTGGAGAGCTTGACGGTGAATCGCTTGCAATAGCCACTGAGAAGCTTGCGGAATTAAAGCTATTGTATGAAGAGTATTATGCAATGCGAGGTGAGGAGCTGGATAAACTAGCTGAAAAGAAAGTTGCAGAACAAGAGGCTTTGTCTATAGAAAGTGAACTGCTTGTTTCAATAGCAGACAACTTTGCAAACATAGCTAGTCAGTCCTTAATTGCTGGCAAAACAATGGCTGATTCGTTTAAGGAAGCGGCTAAATCCATGCTGAAACAGATGGCAATGGTCATGGTGAAGGCGTTAATTCTAGCCGCTATAATATCAGCAATCCCAGGATTAGGCACAGCATTAGAGGCTGCTGGTGCAGTAAGTAAAGGGGCATCCAGTGGAGGTTTTGGAAATATATTTGGAGGGCTATTGAAGGGTAAGTTTGCCAGCGGCACTTCGTTTGCCAATGGCGGGATATCGCTAGTTGGGGAGGTGGGGCCAGAGCTTCTAAACATACCTCGGGGCAGCTCTGTGCTGAATACTAATAAGACTCAAAACCTTCTTAAAGGCGGAGGTGTTGCACCTCAGGTTAATGTAACTGTCATGATTGATGACGAAGCAATCAACAGCGCCAATGAGCGTGCTATAATAAGTAACAGTTACGCTTAGGTTTATAACATTAAAATAACGTAATTGCATACTAGGTTATGCCATACACAGGATCGTATACGTCAAGAGAGGGGGAAACCCTACAAGTCACCATAGATAACGGCAGTTCTACAGTCATTCCAATTACTTTTTCTAGTTCTGGGGTGATTGTAAACAGGCCTAAGAAAGATAAGTTTCATTCCCCTATATGGGCACAGAAAGCTACATTATATCTTATAGCGCCTACACATGGGTACTATGACGAATTATCCGCTGTACCTGATAAAACTTATGGTATAACTATCACTAAAGACGGTGTTAATATATTTGAAGGGTTTATTATATCTGAGACTTACGGGGAAAGCTTAGCAGTTAGTTATAACTCGATCGTTACTTTAACGGCAACCGATGGTCTTGGCTTACTTGGCAGGGCTTCTGTTCCTTCTTTTGAATCCGATAAGTTAAACAGTGTAGTATATAATCTACTAAAAGAAACTGGATTAGACCTACCTATTAATTACGGAATGAACTTGTTGTATGAGGAGTTTTTCGGGACCATTGATACAGCATTCTTATTGGTGTACTGTAAAACAAAAGGGTTTGGTGACAAGAAATGTAAAGATATATTAAGCTCTATATTAACAAGCTTTGGTTGTCGTATATACCAATATAAAGGCGAATGGTGGATACATAGAGTTGTTGAGTATGCAGATGCCTCCACTAAGTTTGTTAGGGTTATAAATAATACAGATCTAAGTTACAGTAAAACTTCCTACAATTTATCTAGTAAGCTGTCTATAGGAAAAGGTAATGACGTTTCTTGGGTTAGGAGTAAGCAAAAACTTAATTCAATCCCCCCTATACTAAGCCAAGATATT